TGGAGCAGCGCCTCGCCAATCGCCTGCCCGATGTTGGCCCCGCCCACGCTGCCGATGAAGTCCGAGAAGGTCGTGGTCACGGCCTCAATCGCCGGGGCCAGATAGGCCACGATCTGACCGATCACGCCTTGGATGGCCATCTGGGCACGGGTAAACGCGTCGTTCATGTTCTCGACGTTGGTGCCCTGCATATTGGTCAGCGTGAGGCCGAACCGCTCCGCCTCCGCTCTCGCCTGGGCGATGCCCTCCGCGCCGTTGGCGAAGAGCGGCAGCAGCTGGGCGCCGCCCCTCCCAAAGATCGCCACGGCCGCCGCGGCTCGCTCGGCCTCGGTCGGCAGGGCGGCGATCGACGCCGCGATCGTGTCGAACCGCTGGGCGGCCGTCATGCCGTTCAGCTGGTCCACCGAGAGGCCGATCTTCTGGAACGCTGCGATGGCCGTCTTCGATCCGCCGGCCGCCTTCACAAACGCGAGGTCGGCCTTCGTGGCCGCCCCGGCGATCGTCTGCATGGACACGCCAGCCAGGTCGCCGGCAAACGCCAGCCCGGCAAACTCGCCGTAGGTGAATCCCAACCGGGCCGCGAGCTTGCTGGTGCTGTCGATCACCTCGGCCTGGGCGCCCGCCATGCCGATCATGGAGTTGACGGCTCCGCCAACCGCGGAGGCGATCTGGCCGAACAGCTGCGCGCCCTGGATGGCCGTCAGCGTGGCGAGCCCGCCCCGGAGGCTGCCTACGCTCTTCTGCATCTTCGACATCGACTGCGATGCCTTGTCGACGCCGGCCGTGAGGCCGCTCGTCGAGGCCGTGAAGACTGCGGCGACTTTACCGATCACTGCCATCGTTTACCTTCTTGAACCAGGGGATCTTGGAGAGCTCGGCCTCTATCTCCGCGTCGGTCTGTGGCTTCACCCGATACGTCGGTAGGAACTTGTCCTCTGCCTCCTCGTCAATCTTGCAACCGAACGCCGCCGACAACCACGCCGCCAGCCGGGCCGTCCGCTGCCACTCGCAGCCGAACGGCTCGTTGAGGTAGTAGCCCTTCCACAACCTCACCTGCTTGATCGTCAGTTCTGAGGCCAGCCGGTCGACGTCCAGCCGTCTTGCTTGCAGCGCCAGCCGAAACAGAAACACTGCGTCGGGGGCGCTCCTTATTTTTTTGCGTCCTCCCCGACGGAATCGTCATCGTCGCGGAGGACCGTCTCCCAGCATTTCTTGTAGAGCCAGATCACCGTCTTCGCGGAGCTCGTCAGGAAGATCGTGGCCTCGGCATCCGTCATCCTGCGGGCTCCATCCGAGCCGGCCACGCAGACCGCGATCGTCTTGGCAATCAGGTCGGCCGGAGGATCCTTGCCGTCAAGAGACCGCTGGGCGGTGACGAGCTCGTACCACTCGGCAAACGTCGGATATCGGAGCCTGACGGTCTTAGTGGCCCCCGGCGGCTGGACCTCAATCGGCTCGGACGCGAGCCCCCCGAAGATGTCATCTGCGGTCAGCATTTAGAACCCCGTGAATTGGAAGGTGGCCGTGCTTGTGATCTTTTCGCCTACTACGGCGTCAGCGGAAAAGTCTTGCAGATACGCGGCCCCACTCAATGTGCCGCCACGGGTGTAGACGGTCAGCACCTGGACGAGGCCCAGATCGCTCTGGCTGAACTGGGAGCCGCCCAGGAGCTCGAGCGTCACCGCGGCCGGGGCGATGTCGACCGGGTTGACCTGGCGAACGACGCGCGTGTTAGCCCCGAAGCCGATTACGGGCGAGAACATCGACGTACAGTCAAACGCCCCGCCCGTTGCCTGGGCGGCCTTTGCGGACGTGATGCGTCCGATGAGGCGGCCGCCCCAGAACACGCGCGAGCCCTGTGCAGAGGCGAAAAACCCCATTGCGTCCCCCTGTTAGCCGGGGATGACGAACGTCGCGGAGCCCTTGATCTTCTCGCCCACCGCCGCCTCGAGCTCGAACTCCGAGCAGCGAGCCTGGGCGTTGATCCCGAACTTCGCGCAGACGAGCGTGAGCTCGTCCTCGGTGTTGGGCTCGTCATCGCCCAGGAAGCTGAGACTGATCTCGATCTTCCGGCCCTCGGAGCCGTAGTCGAACAGCGGCGGGTCTTCGTAGACCTTGTCTGCACCGTCGGCCAAGTCGAGCGTCGAGACGTCGACCCGCTGGTCGTAGCCCTTGCCGGTCTTCTTGACCTTGATATTGGTCCCGGCGAACGTGACGCCGCCGAATGTGAACGTCGTGCCCTGTGAGCTTGGTACAGGCATTTTTTACTCTTCCCACTCGATGGTGTAGGTCTGTTCGACGACGAATACCGCGGTATCACGTCCCTCGAAAAAGACGGGGTCGCCGTCTCGCTCGTCCGTGATCTCCACCCGTGCGATTGTGAGACCGCCGCCGTCTCCATTGAAGTTGTCGATCGACTGCCGGACGGCCTCGGCCACGGTCTTTGACTGCGAGTAGGTGTCGGCATAGACGAACACGCCGAACGTACCGACGATGCCGACCGTCTGGCCGTCGAGGGTCTTCTCGCGGTCCGTCCTGGCCCGCTGGTAGATCACATAGGGCAGCGTGGCACCGTCCGGTGCAAAGTGCGGATACGTCTCCAGAGCGGTTGCGGCGTCAATGGCCGAGCAGATCCAGGCTTCTGGGCTCGGCGTTACTTCCTCGCTGGGCATTACTTCCTCCGGTATCCTTCTGCCACGCCGGGCGCCTTGTCGCGTGCCGCGGCCTCCAGGGCCTTCGCCATCTCCACGACCAGGGCGGACGCGGCCTGCGGGCCAATGTCGGCCATCGCTCGCTTTACCATCTCCACGGGTTTGATCGTTGGCGTGCCGAACTCCAGCCAGATGGCCTTCCGGCTTTCGGTGCCGGCCTTGTAGCCGAGAACGCCAACCACGATCCCGTCCTTGTTGCGGCCCACATACTTGGATTTGGAAGTGGCGGCCCGCCTGAGCGCACCGCCTTTTACCTTCTTGGCCGTGTATTCACCGCTTACGCCGTCCCGTCCGAGCACGAGCCGCGTCTTCTGCTTGGGTGTGTATTTCTTGAGCGTCGGGACGCCCGGCTTGAGCGCCCGCTTCATCGCCGCGCGGAGGTGCTTCTTGGCAATATGCCGCGGGAGGTCTTGGTACGCCTCCATGAGCTTCCCCAGCTGGCCATCCATGCCCTGCCAGTTCACCGCGATCATGTGGCCCGCTCCTCGCACTCGAGCTCGTGCTCTTCGCGGTTGTTCTTGTCGATCACGCTGGAGATGTAGAGGAGCCGCGAGCCCCAGCGGAGCCGCATCTTGCCCGTGATCCCCGGCACATAACGCATCCGCACCGAGTGAGAGATCGTCCCGCTCGTCTGGCCCTGCTGTTGTTGCTCGACGTAGCTGACGGCCTCGACGGAGGCCCACCGCTCGACGAGCCTGGACCAGGTCTGCGTGGTCTCGCCCAGGCTGTTCCGGGAGACCGTGGGCTGCTCGACCACTACCTTCTCTCTCAGGATGCCGGCTGGGAGGCTCATCACCACCTCCCGGTGACGGACTCGCTGGCAAGCAGCGTCTCGAACGCCAAGGGCACGGCCGCCGGGGCATCCTGCGAAGAGGCTTCCCGGTTGTTGTAGAGGTGCCCGACGTAGAGCAGCAGCGCCGACCGCAGCTGCGGGGCGATGCCAGCCCCGGGAGCGGCACCGGCCCAGTACGTTACGACCACCGGGGCGTCGGCCGGGGTGTCGAGCTCAATCTCGGCTGGCTGGAGGTCAGCGTCCACGGTGTAGGCCGTCCCGGCGAGCTCGTCGCCGCCGACCGTCACGACCAGGGCGTGGTCCTCGTCGACAAGCAGGGGCGGGTTGGGGAGCTCGAGCACGGTGGCCCCAGCCGGCCAGGTGGCACGGTAGCGGGTAGCCACGAGCGAGATCCCGAGCCGCCGCTCAATCAGCCGGCGAGCCGTTGCCACGGCCGCGAGCAGGAAGGCGTCCTCGTCGGTCTGGTCGGATGTCATCCGCAGTTGAGCGCGGACCTCGGCCAGAGAGACGGGCTCGACTACCGGGGGAGTCAGCAGAACGCAGGAGCGCGGCTTCACGGTCGATCCTCCGGGGGAGAAGCAGGCGACCGGGGGCGGATGTGGCGTCCGCCCCCGGTCTCACAGCAAGGAGGACTGGGGTCAGTCGACGATCAGCTTGGCGACGTAGTTGGCCGCGTGGTTGGCGATGCCAACACGCTGTTTTGCGCTGAACACCACCCGGTCGTTAATCGCCTGGACTTCGCGGAGAGCCTCGACTCGCAGGCCGCTGGCCTTGATGGCCACCGCCGTCGACATCGAGAAGTCGCCGTAGAGTGCGAGGACGCCCGCAGGCAGGCCGGTCGTGACGTAGACCGGACGGCCATAGACCGTTGGCTGCATCGCGTCGGCCAGCATTACCGACTGCGTTCCCGAGTGAGCCGCCAGCAGGGCACCGTAGCCCGCGGGCGAAACCACCCACGCCGTGTTAGAAGCAAGGGGGTCAATGGAGCCGACCATCTCCGCGAGCTTCTCCGGGTTCGTTGCCGACGCCGAGCCGACGATCACGGTGTTGTCGACCTCACCGACCAGGCCGTCGATGCCGGCGGTCTCGTCACCCTGGAGCCACGCATAGTCGATCTTCGCGGCGAAGGCATTCGACACGCTCGAGGCGAACAGGCTGGCAACGTCCACCACCGAGTCCTCGACCAGGTCGTTCGAAACGGCCGTCAGGCTGCGGAGACCGAAGAGCGACACGTCGACGCCGCTGGTGGCGATGTCCGTGAGGTTGCCGGTGGCCGCCTCGGAGTAGAACGCCGCGGTGGCATCGCCCACCTTCGGGAGGGTGATCTTGTTGCTGATCGTGTTGAACACGCTGGCAACGCGGAGGCCGACAGACTGCCGGGTCATCATGTTGATGATCTGGCCGTAGAGCTCGACGGGGACGAGCTCCTTACCAAGGCCGGCAGCGCCTTCGCTCATCGCCCGGACTTCGCCGCGGGCGATCGAACGGAGGAAGCTGCCCGCCGTGAGGGCGGTCTCGTAGTTGTCGAAGTGGCGAACGCTCACGACGGGCTCCTTCTTCTTCGGGGTCTCGACCACGCTGCGGCAGTCGCTGTCGTTCACGACAGCGGTCCGCAGCGCCTTGATCTTGGCGTCGAGCTCGTGCTCGCGGGCGATCTCCGCCGTCACTTCGGTAGCGCGGGCATCGGCAGCGGCGAGCCGCTCCTGGACAGATGCGACCTCGGCAGCGTCATCGCTTTGGAACGACCGCAGGCCGTCCATGTCGCTGATCAGTTGAGCGGCCTCGTCCTGGAGCTGGCGGAGCTTCGACATGTGTTAATCCTTCGTGTGCGGGGAATGTGACCAACTGCGAGAGAGGATAGGACCGGGCTCCGTGAACATTGAAGTAGCGAACGTCCTACGGTAGGACGTTTTCACTTGGCCTTGCAGCGGCAGGCAGACGGGCAGGGGCACTTCTGCTCGACGCGTCCGTCCGGCTTCCAGATGCCGTTGATGCACGTCCCGCCACAGACGCAATCCTTCGGGGCCGGGCCGGGGGCCGGGGCTGGCGATTCCGTGGCCATACTGGCACGGG